AAGCGACACAAGTCCGTCGAGATGCTATCACTAGCATCTTTCAAGTCTATGGTCGCGATCTCCGCAACACGTTGGATAGCCCGGCGATGTTCACCGGCCAACGTATCGAGGTCCAATCCGAATATACGGTAAATCTCGGATCGGAGATACATGCCTACCTGACGCTGTGTCAAGATGTTGCCGAAAGGCTCGATGTTAATGGGCCGCCGCCGTTCGTTGTTCTTAGGAACGGTGGAAAAGCGTGACCCACGAACTATTTGGGTTACTTGCCTTAACTTCCAGGAGAAAATCTTAAATCCTGGATCTCTGTCGCCTTTAAATCGGCTCCAAAGATAGGCGTCAGCTTCCCGCATGGACTTATCGAAGTCCTTCCGGTGAAACCACCTTCTGTAGCGACGACTTGAGGCTCGTTTCAGAGCCTTATGGGAGTATACAAGACGCGTAAACGCGTCGAAGTTCTCCTCAGTACAAGTCCACCGACTTTGGGTCAATCTAGCTTCTATGCTATTGAAGCCTTTAGTCGGGTTCAGCTCGCTCCCTTTCGGGAACTCGACTGAAGTCGCGCAGAAACGCCCGAGGTTCCTGTGTAGGAAATCTCGAGCGATATACCACTCTTTATGTGGCATGCCGATATCCGGCAGACCATCGTCGTTTTTGAGCCAGTTGGCCCAACACTCGAGATGTAAAATCTCACGACGACCGGTGTCCGGACGCTCCATCCTCTTCCCGTAGCGAGCTTGAGCAAAGTCCTCCGAAAAGGACCCAGCCTTGGCAAACTGAAAGGAAGGAAGGGTGCGTTGAAAAGCGTGGATAACGCTTTCAATCTCTTTATTGACTGGCATCGGTTGAGCCTTATTGTCAATTGATGAACCAAGTACCTGAGAAGTATAATCAGGTAGCTACAGGGTTAACCGGAACGGTCGTGGGCTCGAAGCCCAGGAGCACGCTTTCGGCAATCCAGTCTGCGATTTGTGCGCCAATGGAGACGGCGCAATCCTCGAGACGGTCCATCGACTCTTTCGAGCCCGAGATCCGAAACCGGATGCTGAGTGCATCGGTGGCGGTAACCGAACCCAGAGTCACAGGGTGGCGATCATTCATGATGATCTCAGTGGCGTAATTCTCCACGTTAACCCCGTTTAGACTCTTAACTCCCCGAGCCGTTTTAAAACGGACCGAGAAGTCGGGCTTGGCCGGATCTGCGAATGTTACCCCGTTCGCATCACGGGTAAGAACTTGGGTGGTACCCATTAGTGTGCCCTCCTAGGGCGCATGTTGATGGTGGGAATTACCCCATTAAAGGTCTTTGAGACCAACCATCTTGAGGGATAACGCAATAGCGTCCAACCCACGGAGCCAAGACAGGCTCGGTTTGAAGTTGAACGTAGCGTCGGTTGGGTTAAACAAAACCCTCTTGTACGTACTTGCGGAAATCTTCCGTACGATGGCATCTACGCTGTTGGGGATACTAAAATCCCAAGTCTCTGCACCACGAACCAACATGGTGTTCGGACTCCCGTAACAATAATAAACAATATTGTATGGGGCAGCATAGTTATAGTAGCTGTCGACGTAGTCTCCGCGGTAATACGTACGCAAGGAGTAAGTACTCCTCACAGACCTACAGAACTGCCTTTCTATGGCAGAACTGTACAACGAGGACGTATGTGCGGATAGCACGTCGCCCACGTTGACGAACCAGTCTATGACGAAACTGAAAGGTATCAACTCCCAGGCCGTCTTGAACAGGTTGATATTGATCTGATCAGAGAGTCGGGATGAGTCTTCACCATAACGCATTTTACCAACTGCGTTAACACGAATCTCCCCTCTACAAATATCGTAGAGATACTCATTCGGCCTAAGGAGACCGAAACGGGTAGATTCGTCAAGGGTGAGGGTCTCGCTCACACGCTCCGTCTTGAACTCCGCTCCTTTTTGTTCGAGGAGGGTAATAATGTCCACGATGGAGTACACTAATGGCATAATGCCGTAGCGATACGACAGCCACAGTGACGAGAGGTCATCGAGAGCTTCTCGATGAGTCTTACCTCTGGTGCGAGCCTTGGCATACCTTTTCTTCAAGTCCGCAATCCCTTTTAGAGGGTCCCTGGCGGCACGGAGGATATCAAGTAGCATCCTCATAGCTTCGGGGAACTCTGCAAGTTCGGTCAGCGCATCCCATGAACCATGGAGTGCGTCAACCACACTGGCGGAAGAGTCGTTCAGCATTTTACCCACGGCCTCTGCTTGATCCGTATCCACTTGGTAATGTGGAACATCACGGGCCAGCAGATCACTTAAAGTGAAATTTTCCTCGTAAGCAACGTGCAACGTAGATTTACCGTTGTACCACGCTGCGGGAGGAGTTGGACAGGGGGGCTGAGGCGACTCATAACTTGAATACGCATAACCACGCCATATATTGCGTGGACGCGAAGCAACAAAGTAGTCGGATTGTACTCTGCCAACGTCGAGAGGAGTCATCTTGATCAAGCGTTGTTGCTTGACCTTGGTCAGAGACTCCTCCTGTGCTGGCAGAATCCGCCACGAACCGGTCACGGTTGGTTCATAAGACCGCTCCACAGGAGTAGGTGACGACAACGTTTCGGTATAAACCGCGCCGTTGCGCACCGTCCACACTGGGGAGGTAATGATCTCACCATCCGTAACATCGGTGTTGCTTTGGTAGGTAGCCATAATCCCTCCTTCGGGATTGAGTAAACCCCGAAGGGCGGACGACGTGCGCCTCCCTCAAACGGTCAGAAGACCGTCCTCTGGAAGACGCACGCATAACACGGAAGGCCTCGGCCCTTACGAGAAGGGTCTCAACCGACCGTGATAGTTGGAGCCGTTATAACACGGCAGAATGGCGTGAGCCATCCTTCG